TGGAGTTAAGATGAGCAACATAGACATGTTTCGTAAAAGATCAGGTTCAAGATTGTTGTCCAACCACTTGGGGTTCTTGATATTATCAATAAAACGGTACTCAGCAACTGCTGAAATTGGAAAAGCACCATCTTTAACTTTCTTAATATCAAGTTGTGANCGATGTACGCCACATGGATCAACATAACTTTCAATGAAACTCTCCGTACCATCATCAACTGGAACAGTAGCCGCAAAGGGACTAGCCTGACTAGTTTCTATTCCTAATGGTTTTTCAATTTTGTTTTGTTTATTCTGTTTTCTTTCTTTCCTCTTTCTCGGATTTGATTTGTTAGTATTTTGCTGCTTGACATTAACAGAGGCAGCACTAACAGTCACCATCGGTTTTGTTTTTCCCATTACACTCACACTCGGTGTAAACCAGCCCAGGTTGATCTAATTTGTTAAATAGTGGTATTCCTCCCATTGTTTTGCTGTTGGTTTAGCAAGTATCTTAACCCTAATAGAGTTTTCAATACGTAACTGCTCTTCCACTGTTATACCCCAAACACGTTCAAAATTGCACCTTGTCTGTAAGGATATACTTGGATTGCCCGTTTTCCACCATTTCTGCATCTCAGCATAGTGTTTTTCCAACCACGGATTAATATAAATCTTTCGGTTAGTGCCTGCCTCTTCAATCATCTTGCTCGCCATAGCACTTGCAATTGGGACTCCCCAACTTGCTGCTCTTTCACATAACCCAAGGGTATTGATGAACGCGCGCTGTTCTCCCTTGCCGGCACGAGTTGTTCGAAATGATGTCCGACCCATAACACGAGCAGGATTACGAGCCATAGTGACCCCATAGTCCGTCTCAATAATACGTGCCTGACAAAACTCAACTTCATCAATATTATGTGCAACCTCAAATTTCATATTAAACCCTAATTCTTTGAAAAACGACATGTCGGATACTCTGCATAAATGAGTTCGTTCAATGACCACTACACTATCATCACCATTAACTAAAATAGATCCTTTAACTTGGTTGTGTAATAGAAAACTTTTAAGCATAGTCCACATTATAATAGAATTTCCCAATCCAGTATCCATATCACCGCTCATACGTGTGCCATACGTTTTGT